ATTGATTCAGCTTCCCAATCTGATTGGAAAGGTGTTTTACACAACTCAAGGTTTACCTGTAAATATTTTGGTTCGATAATTTTTTCTACCAAAGTAACAGTTCCTGCGTCTGTAATATCACAAGATGCGTTTCCTACTAAACCACTTAGGTTTACTCTTTTTAATACTTCTTTGTATTTTACGTTTGGTTTTACTTCAATTAAACCATTTGCAATAGTGTTACCAGATAAGATAGCAGCAGAAACATATTTCCCTGCAAATTCTCCTGCGTATGTACTCGTGATTGATAAACTCATTTTATTCTTATTTTAGTTTGTTAAATATTCTTTGTCTTGTAGTCATTTTTGCTTTCTGTGAATGCAAATTCAACTGTCTTTCTTGTGTTGATTTTTCTGGGTTGTGAGATATACCAGAAACCTCTTCAGTTTCAGCAGATAACTCAACCTCTTTTGATGGAGTTTCTTCTACCTTAGAAAGTTTTAGTTCAGCAATTTCTTTTCTTAGTTTTTCAATTTCAGAAAAGAAAGTTTCTTTGCTAACTGATTCAACAACCTTTTTAGGTGTTGCAACTTCTGTTGATAATTCTTCTTCAACAACCTCTTCTGCTGCTACCTCCTCTTCAGCGGGTACCTCTTCTTCAGATTCAGCGTCTTTGATTTCAGAAATAATACCCTCTTCTACAACAACAATCATTTTACCATCTTCTAAACTGTATTCTCCAACTGGTACTGCAACTCTTTCATCATCAGAAACGATAAAAATTTCAGCACCAACCTCAAAAACTTCAGCTTCCAAAACAGTTCCATTTTCTAATGTCTGTTGCTCAAACTTCACTTCTATTCCAAGTAAAGTTCTAACTTTGTTTAATGTTTCGCTTGTGTTCATATTTATATAATTAATTTAATTAATTAATTTGTATTTTGGTTTTTATAATTTAAAACCTTTTGTTTTTGCAATTGCTTTTTTTAAGGAATCTTCATAAGACATAACTTCTTGAACTGCTTTAGTCATATTTTTATAAACAGTAGTTTCTTTTATATCTACACCAATAGATTTAGCTTGTTTTCCCACTCTGCTTATTTCATCGTTTAAATCTCCAGATAGTTTTTTTAAGTTTCTTTCTCCATCCTCTATTTTATCCCTTAAATTCATTAAATCTTTTTGAGCAAGATTTCTTGCATCTAAATAAATAGATTGTGCTTTTTGACCAAACTCTTTAAATTGATTAGCAGCCAACTCAATCTTTTGCGTTGATAATTCTGTTTTGCTTGATTCTTCTGATAGTTTCTTAAAAACTCTTTTCTGTGTGTTCATATTTATATAATAAAAATTAAAATTAATTTTGCGTTTTTAGTTTTCGTTGTCCTCTTTTTTGTATATACTACCTATACCCTGTTTCCAATAATCTGGAGCATTACAATCCTTGTTTTGATTTTGGTTACATTCTATTGAATAGGTGTTCTTACATTTACAATAGACCGCCCTCATTATGATAATAGTTTTTTTAGTTCAGATAATTCCTCTAGTTGTTTTAGCTTTCTTGATGCCCAATTTACACCAGCAGAACCACCCCAAGCATCCCACATTAAACCACCACAACCCTCTGAGTAAGGTACATCTTTGTGTTGTTGATGTCTTTTAAAAGACGCCATACGTGAAATAGTGTCTTTGCTTATTGGCTCTCTATTCGCTAATTGATTGGCTCTGTTTTTTCCTGTTGACTCACCACAAGAACCCCAACCATTTTCCTCAACCCACTTTAATGCTCTTTTCGCATTGTTAGTAGCTGATTGAGGATAGTCTGTATATGATTCTAATTCTTGTTTTCCTAAATCCTCTTTTATTTCTTCTTTTGGTCTCTCTAACTTGTCAGCAAAATATCCCTCTATGCTAAATCCTTTGACTTTTCCTGTTTTAACGTAGTCATTCCAAACCTCATCATTATCAACCTTAACAGAACCAACCCAACTACCAACAGGTGCATCTAAACCATATAAAGCAGTTTTATCTTTATCTTTATCCTCAACAATCCAACTTTCAACAAGTGTCAAACCTTTTAACTCTGATTTGTGTTCTAAGGTTGAGTTTGATTGGTTTCCTTTCTGTAAGTATATCTGTGATGCTTTTAATATTGTTTCTTTTGAAAAGAATACATAATACTCGTTATCTCCGTTTCTTCTGTAAATAGGTTTATTTGGTATTAATAAAGCCCCCATTAAAAGTCTTTTCTCTTTGTCAACCTCTGCAAGTTTTATTTCTTGATTGCTTAAAGCGACAAAGTCAGATTCAATTGCTGGATTTTCAACTACTGAAATAGCTTCAACCCCTATCGCATCCTCATTGTCTAATATTAGTTCTATTATTTCCATATTTATATAATACTTTTTATTTTAATTTTTGCATTTTATAGACTTGCACCCTCAACAATATTTCTGTCCATACTTTGTGCGGTTGTTACATCGTTTGAAACTACATAGGCTTTTACAGGTTTTTGTGATTGTCCACCAATAGCATCTGCTAATTGATTTGTACCACTTGACCCAACAATGTTAAAAGCTGGAGGTATAGAAGATGATTTTGATGGTTTTGCAATACTTGGTACTGATGCACTCATACTACCAACACTTGCTTTCGTCTTTGATACTGCTTTTTTAACAGAACCTATAATGGAAACACCTTGAGCAATAGCACCTGCAATAGTTATAATGTTTTGAGGGAAACCAATTTTAGAACTTTCAGCAACGTTTTGTGCCGTAGATACACCTGCTTCTCCAACTGCTTGTGTTCCTTTGAACGTTATTCTTTTTAAGTCCATTATAGTTTCTTTTAAGGCTAATGCTTGTTTAGCAATTAATAAAGCCTTTCCAATACCTGTTTCTGCATCTGCAAATTGAGATATAGCATCAACAACCATTTGTTTGTCCCTTATCTTTTGCTTTTCTAATTCTCTTTCTTTAGTTGCTCTATCTATTTTTTCTTGTAATAATTTATCTTGTCTTTCTTTTTCAACTACATCCGCTTCCGTTTTTATTGTTTGTAAGTTGGTTAAATGTTCTTGCTCTAATAATTCTAAATAACTTTTTCTTTCTGTTTCGTCTGTTATTTGTTTTTCTATTAAAAGTTTTTTAGCTTCATATTCTGCGGTTGCATCTGCTATTTCTCTTTCGCTTTCTGTTTTACCTATTAAAGCTAATTCGTTTTTTAAATCTACTTCTTCCTTTAATAAAGAATTTTTATTGGTTTGTTGCTCACTTTCAAAACCTGCTACCTTTGCATCAATAGCCAACATTTCTGTTTGTAATTCGTAAATCTCATTTGATAATTTAACAGACTTACCTTTTAATCTTTGCTCTTGTAGTAATGCATCAATCCTTGCTTGAACAGTAGCTTTTTCTGCTTCATTTTGTTTTAGTAAAACTGCAGCAAGTTCGTTATTCGCTTTTACTCTTTCTTCTATTGATTTGCTTTCATCATCCCTTACTTGCCTTAATCTTTCAGCTTGTAAATCGTATTGCTCAACTAATCTTTGTTGCTCTTGTGCTAATCTTTCAAAATTCTTTTTTGACTTTGCTAACCTTTTACCATCTGAAATTGCTTGTTTTATATCTATTTTTTCTATTGCGGTTGAAGTAGCTTCTGCGACCCCTTGTGCTAAAGAACCAACCTCGCCAAGTGCTTCAACAAAATTATCTGAAATGTTTTTTCCAGCATCTGAAATTCTTTCTCCTGTTTCGGATAGCTTGTCCTGTGTTTCTTGTATGGCACTATTTAATCTTTCTATTTCCTTTGGGTCGCCATCTCCAAAAAATGACTTTTCCCAAGCGAGTTGTGCTTTTTGAACACCTAAAACAAGACCCTGTATAGTTCCTGCAACAATATTAATTGCCATTGATAAACCACCTCCCAAAACTTTTTGTAAAGCATCAAAACCTCCTGTTGCATTAGATACACTTGTAAACACATCAACAAAAATATTCGTAATTTGTTTCATTACAATACTGATGGTTTCAAAAGCAGAACTAAGACCATCAACCACAGATTGATTCTCCATCATAGCTTCCCCAAGTTTATCAACAACTTTCATAATTATTGCAAACCCTGTTGCTTTCATTGCTAAACCTAAACCCTTAAAACCACCAGATAAAGACTTTAAACCCTTTGAAATTATATTCGTAGATTTTTTACCCTCCTTACCAAGTGTATCAATTTTTTTATTTAAGTCCTCAATACCTCTTAAAGCCTTGTCTGTTTTAGTCTCTAAATCAATTACTATTTTTTCCATTTATATTCTTGTTTTTGTCTTTTTACTAATTCACTTAAAGTATCTGGGAATTTATTTTTACCCTTTGCAATTTGTACTATTTCAGATTTGCAATCTGTTTCTTTTAATAGTTCTAAAATGTATTTTATCATAAGTCATTTAATAATTCTAATTCAGATTTTCCTGTCTGTAAGTTTGTCTTAATACTATTTATTCTGTATATATTTTCATTTATTTTGAACCTATCTCCTAAGTTGTAGTTCAATAAGATTCTTAAAGGCAACCAAGCGTTAAACGTTGTGATTCTTCTTTTTTCATTAAAAACATCTTGCATATAATTTTTATAATGTTCTTTAAATAAAGTTTCCTCATTTGCTACTGGATTTTGTGCAGCAGTCCACTCATTAAATTCAGCATAAAAGTTGATACTACTTGATTGAGCTCCCTTGAGTAGTGTGTTTAAAGGTGCGTTATAAGATGTCAATTCTACAAGTGTTGACGTGTCCTCTAAAAATCCATAAGAAACACCTGTTGTATAACTCATAAAATGGAGTAAGGGTAATCCTATATAAGGGTCTAAGTTATCATCAATCATATTACCAACCTGTATTTCAGTTTGTGTTGAAGTGTTGCCCTCAAACAACCTCTCAAAAACCATCTTCTCAAAAGGCACTTCTAGTTTGTAGATTGTACCCGCCCAATTATTTGTTTCGGTTAAGTCCCCTGTATATTCTAAATCTCCAAATTTTCTATTAAACACTTGCTCAAACTTCTTAGCTAATAAAGAACCGTGACCCTTAAAAGAAATATCTATTTGTTTATATGGTAAACCGTTTGAAACTGTACTTTCATTTACATCTATATACTTACTTATATCGTAAACTTCATAAACTTTTCTATAAGTTTTAACTGCATCTATAATTCCAATTCTCCCAATAAACCCATTACCAGAAATCTCAAGTTTAGTTGTTTCGGCATTTAAAATAACACTTTTAACCCCATTACTAGAAAAGGATAAACTTTCATCTCTTTCAGTTTTTAATTTAATAGAACCACTTTGATAATTGTCTATCTGAAATTTTACCTCGTACTTACCTCTACTATTAAAGAAATTATCATCAACTGCGGTTGTAGATGCATTTGAACCCTCTAAACCAGTATATATACTGTAACTCCAACCACTAGGAGTTGTAAATCCATCTAATTCATAACTTGTATCAGAAATACCATAAAAGTTATCTAATGGTTCTACTTTTACTATATCATCATCATAGTAAGCAGTTAAGTTCCATAATCTAAAAAGACCTGTTAGAAAATCCATAATTTTCATCTTAGGCAATTGCTGTGTTGGTATCCATTGAAACTGCTCAAAAACACCTTCTGCGGAACTATTATCGTTGTCAGTGTAGAAATTACAGGATGCATTACAACCAGCTCTTGTATCTATACAAAAACCCATAGACCCCTGTCTTCTATAAACAAATGAAGGAGATATTTCAGACCAATAAAACTCCCCTGTAATACTAATATTACCTGTATTGAATGTTATTGGCTCTGATGAGGTTATTTGTAATCTAAAACTACCTGTATTGTTTCCGTGTGTGTGTGTGTTAGTAGCTGGATAACTCATTGAAACACTATTACTCCCTGTACCTAAAGATGTTTCACTATAAGATGGTGTAGTTTCCTCAACCCCTCCGTTTGGTGTATGATAAATTTCAACTGTATAAATAACATTTGAGTCACTTGATTGTGGTGTTGTTTCTACCGCAAAACCCCAAGATACATTCCTACCATTTCCAGCACCAAAAACCCCTTGATTAACAATAACCTCAAAACCATTGCTTAAGGGGTCTATTCTACCACTAAAATCATCTCCATTTTTATCTGTAATAGGACAAGAGCCACTTCCACTTATTGCAGCTATCTGGTCGTATTGAGTTGATAAAGTAGATGGCAATAAAACAAAATTAGAAGGCAAGTCTGTTTCTGGTTGTGCCTTTCCTTTTTTTCTATGCATAAACATAAATAAATTGTTATACACAATATTATTGTCATTAAACCAATCCCTTGAGAAGCTTATATTGTATTTGTTCTCAATAGCCTTAACAATCATATGAATACCCATACTATACTTTAAATCAGACCAAAGAACACCGTGAGTATGTCCAGAAGAATGATAATATAAGTTACCATCGCCATTTATTTCTAAGGAGGGGTCGTAGTACAATCTCTTTGTAGTGTCTATAAGTGAAGTCCTCATAACATTGTCATAAGTTGTTCCATCATATGTCATAGAACCAGAACTATCTCTTAAACTATCTTTTATATCTTCCATTGAGTATATCTTTTGGAAGTTATCCAACCAAGATAAATCACTCAACTCATCTTCTCCAATCAAGTCTTTTATCTCTACTAAATCTCCGTAAAAAACAATTTTATAAGAGTAAGGAATATTATTTTTCATTTTAACACCCTGCAATCTAATTTTACCAGTTTGAAACCTTTTATGGTTTAACTCTATGAATGCACTTGTTTTAACTCTTGCATCATAACCTCCTGTAATGTCAAAATTATAATAATGTTTAAATAATTTATTTGTTGATTTTGTTGCTGGTAAGTTAAACTGTTTGGTAAATCCTGTGAATATTTTTGATGGGTCTTTTATATTTTGTATTGATTGAGTTAATGAAATAATCTCATCATCAAACAACTCAACCCTCTGATTTTCTATATATAATTGTACTTGTTGCATTTATCGTATGTTATTAATAACGTTATAAGAATTATCAAAATCTATTGTGTATTCAACTAACCTATCATTTAAAGATGTTTTATACGTTATGTTTGATGTCTTTACATTAATTGGCAAAACCTGTTCTTCTGTATCTGTTATATTAGTAACCCAAACTTTTTCAGACAATAACAACTGTTTAAAAACCTCATTATATTCTTCACTTAAATATCCACTACTCAAAGTGATTGATTCGTTACCTATTAGATTAAAATCTCTATTTACGTGTG